CGGTGTTTCAGACACTCCCAAATTAGAGTCTGCTGTCTGTGCTGAAATGCTCGTTCCTCGACGGTTGGGTGCCACAAGTGGACCAAATGTCTTCGAGGGAAATACGAAATCTGCACGTCACAGATCGTCATGTTATTGACGATAATATGCCGTAGGATGGCATTGATTGTTGGATAACGCCCCAACGCGTCTACTGTTGCTTGCCACTGTTCAAATTCGAACAGGACCAGGTAGCAGAAACCCGGTTTGTATTCATTCACATCACTCAGATGAGATGAGTTCGTCAACATTGTTGACTCCGAAACGACACTGGACGTATCGTCATCGCGCGCCCTTGGGCGACTCGACTCGTTGAAGTCCGCGGGGATCAAGATTGGATTCATAACTAACTAAAGAAACAAACCAACCTCAAAACCTGCGAACCGGAACGAGTCTAAAAAGCACAGAAGTGTTTTTTAGACCTGCAACGGTCCGTTCCAAACAGATTATACAATCTCCTACCATTATAGCCAGTATACCGCCGTGCGAAAGCGGGCTTAACTAGGTAACTGTTTTTGATCATCACCTATCGCCAATACCTACTCCGAAGAGTTTATCTGGTACTGGTTAGATCGACAATGAAAAGGTCATTACTCCCAGCGAATGAAACTAAAGGTTTAAACCATGTGCATAAAGCACCAGCGGCATGGGTAGCCACTTTTGTAAAGCTCGGGTTGTTTACCGATACGATAAGTTCTCTACGGCAGAGCACTCCTCCCTTGTGGAAGGTGGGTTGGACTTGATGAATCAATCCATGAGCAGTCCTTACTCATAGATAGGGCGGGGTATTTTACCTGCTTGCCGGGCAGGCGTTCGCAAAATGATTGGTGCTGCTGTGTCTCCTAACACAACATTTCAAACGCAAACTAAATTCGTTCTGGAGATTTATAGTGTGGGGACTTTAACCCCACCATAGGCACTCGAACAGGTAACCTAATGATTATCGACGACATCATTCCACTTAAGGCTATATGGAATCGACGAGACATATTTATACTGCTGCTCTTCTCACAGTTTTTAGCAGGTCTTTAGGCTGTTTGCTGGACAGGCGTTCACAAGTGATTGGTACTATCATGTCTCCTAACATGACAAATCAAAT